GCAGCACCGTGGCCCAGTTCGGGATCCTGCGAATCCTCGGCTCCTGCTCGCCGTTCTTGCCCGTCACCACCAGGTGGACGCGCCAGTAGCCGAAGGCGCACTCCACGCAGCTCTCAAAAGCGGTCGCATAGATCGATTGCGCCTTCGAGGCGTACTCAATGCCCTGAATGTAGGCCTGCCGATGCTCGGCATCCTCATCTTTCGCATCCTCGCTGCGCGGCGATACTTTGATCGCGCGCTTGGTCTGCCGCAAATTGTTGTTCGTCTGGTTGACGTACTGCGAGACCTCGTCAGGCCACAGACACGGCCTTCCCGCACGGTCGTTTTTGAAATCTTCAGGCGGAATACAGAGGACGCAGTCGATGTCCTTCCTCGCCTCGTCGTAGTTTTCCTTCCAGTACGACCTCGCGTAGGTAAAGTCCTCGCGCAGCTCCTTTAGAAGCTCTTCATCGGCGTCTGTGTTGACGTGGTCGCTCTCGTTCTTCTTAGGCATTCGCTAACCTCCGCGTCAACGAATCGCCAAACGGTTTCGGCGGCATCGCCGTTATCCGGCATTCCGGGCAATATTCCTTCCACCGCACCGGCCCGCGTCCCCAGCCCGCTTTCCGCGCCTCAACCATAGCGCCCGCCGTGCTCAGGCTCGTGAACTCCTCTTTCTTCCCACAGCCGTGACAGATGATCTCCATGACACTCCCAACCGGAGCCTCAGCCTTCACCGCCGCCGGCAAGCCTTTAGGCCGGATCAGCCGCTCAGCCCTGGCCGCAATCCGCGCCTCGCACTCATCGAGCGACGGCACTGGGAACGACAGCCGCGGCCGCATCGCCTCGTACATCTCGCGCCGATGCGCGCCCTCGCACTCGTTCAGCATCTCGCAGAAAAAGTCCGCGCGCTCCGCCATGATGGGATAGCCGTTCACCATATCGGCCATCACCTGCAGCAGCGCCGGATCGTTCAGATCCGGCAGCCCCATCGCCAGCAGTTCGTTTTCGAGTTGACGCTTGTCGTCTGCGTTCATTTGATCGCCTTGGCGCGCACATGCGCATGGAAATGCTTGCCGATTGAGTCCGCATCGCGGAATCGTTCAAACTCTTGCTTCGTGAACGGCCCAAACGGATGCGTCCCGCCCGAGTGAAACTCAACATGCACGGTGTTCGTGGACGGATCGTGCCCAACAGCCTTGATAGCCGTAGAGTTCACCGGAACCATGTCAGTTGCCATAGCCTGTCAGCCTCTCTTGTAGCCGCTGCCGGTCTCTGCGCTGACTCCGCGCGGCGAAGGCCCGCGCACTGGGCGATTTGTCATCGCCACGCGCAGCGGAACCGCAGGCTTCGGCGCCGGAGTTCTCAGCAGCAGCGCGTGAATCATCGGGGGTGTCCAGGTCATTAGTCCACCGCCGGGGTGTGGCCTTTGCCTGCATCGTCGGCATCATGATCGTTCTCGCCTTCGCCAGGCTCCGGCAACTTCAGCACATTAGCCACATGAGCCAGCATCTCCTCATGCTCGCCCGCGCTGAAAGGCTTCTCCGCCTCGCGCGAGCGTCCATACTCCTCGCCCTTTTCGCGCATGACGGTATGCACGGTGTGGCCGCCGCCCTTCACCACGTTGCCGTGCGCATCCCGTTCCGGGTGGATCTCCACGTGATGCAGTTGGAACTCCTTCTTCTTCTCGCGCGACTTCGCGTTCAAGTCCATCGCTTCAGCTTGGTTCATCGTGTCACTCTCCTCACCTTCGCCCCGGCTCAACCGATCTACTTCGCCGGTTGCGAGTTATTCCACTCGTTCGTTAAAGCGTCAAATGCCGCCTCAGTGCGCAGCTTCGTCTTGCTCGTCTGCCGCCCGCACTTCCCGCACCGCAAACCCAGAGCATCGCCCTGCTCCACGCGCAAAGCGTACCCACCGCACGTACAGGGGGCGGCATTGATCTGCTTTCCATTCATGCGGCTACTCCCCCAGAATCCGGTTAGCCTTCGCCCTGATCCGCGCCGCTGCCGAGCTCGACAGCTTGCCCTTTTCCACCATCTGCGTCGCGCGCCCCTTGGCATCCGCCGCGTGCGCCTTGTCCGGCATCGGATACTTCCGCGACCCCGGCAGTCCAAACTGACTCGCCGGAAGATTGTTTCGCGTTCCCGCATTCAGCTTCGCCATTTAGAGCTTCTCCCATGCAGCAACAACCTGATTCGCCAGGATGATTGCCTGGCCCGCCGGCACGCCCTGTCCAAGAAGCGTGACTACTACGTTGTAGAAAACATCCCGTTTTGTCATTTCAACTCCACACCCCCACCCTGACAGGCGGCTCTTGCGCTTCCACGCGCGCCTTTTCCCGCTCCGGCTCGCGGATCGACACCGCGAAGTACCGGAACGCATCCGCCGGATGCGACGACCAATCATGCAGCGGTTCACGTTTGTAGACCTGATGCTTCGAGTCGCTCATCTGCTCGTCGCTTTCGTACCGGTAATGCTTTAGCGCCTGGAGACCCTCAGCGCACTTCTCTGTATCGAACCAGCAGCGATTGAAGATCGTCCTTACCGCCGCCAGTCCATCCACCAGGCTCAAGTTCGGTACGATGCGTACTTTGTAGCCGCCAGCCTCAACGAGCTGCTGCACGCTGCGCCCGCCCGCTGCCAGCGTCTTAGCCCGCGCATCGTGCGGAAGAAAGGCTGTGCGGTAGTTATACGGTCGCTTATTCAGCTCGCCGAGGTAATAGCTCACATCTTTCAAGTGATCCGACACGAAATCGATCAGCCGAAACTCAAATCCGATGCTCTGCCCAAACCAGATCGATACGTTGTCGCCGAACCCCAAATCCCACCACGTGTCCACGGGTCGCGAGGCATCGTATGGTACCCGCGTAATGCGCCCTTCCTTCTCCGCGGCAATCAGTTGATCCTTGTACACCGCGCCCGTCACAGCCGGGCGGCAGACGCCCTCGTAAACGTGCTCGAACTCTAGCGGGTCTTTAGCTTTCAAGTCCGCCATATCCCGCTTGATCTCCTCTGACAGAAACGGGTTGTCTTGATACCCCGTCTTCACCACCACCGCGCCCTCCGGAGGATGCACCACCAATCGCTGGTATGTCTCATCCGTCTCCAATTCCGGATTGAAGCTTGCCCAGATCTCCGAGCCCGGTTTGCGGATCGTGGGAATCACGATATTCCAAGACTTCTTCGAAACGTTCTGCGCTTCTTCCAGCCAGAAAATGTCAACCGATTCGAGCGACTTGATGTTGTGGATACTTTGGTCGCGCAATCCGTGGTAAGTAAAGGCTGTCCCGTTGATGCCGCGAATCGTCTTTCGCAGCGGATGGTAAAAGTCGCCCATTCCCAGCAGTACTATCTGGTCTTGCAGCAATTGATGCACGCTGTCATCAATCGACTGCATCGTTTCGCGGCCGCAGCCGATGCGCAGCTTGCTCACCATGCCTAACGCCAACAATGCACGGGCAAAGCTCCAGCTCTTGATTCCCGCTCTACCGCCCCATGCAGTCTTGATACGGGCCGGCTGAAACAGGAAGGCCATCTTCTCCGGGATCTCGATGATCATTGCGGCCGTACGAGAACGATCTTGATCGTGGAGTCTGCCGGCAACCCGTTCGCGCCTGTCTCCACCGTCGCGCCAAAACTCGACTCGCCAAACAGCCCTAGATGCTTGCCCAGCCGCTCCAGGTTCGATCCTTTGTCGGCCATCTTCAACTTCTGCTTGCGCGTCACAACCAACGGCTTCACCCCTTCGCCGTCAGCATCTCCAAGCGTCTCCTGCGTCTCATCCTCAACTGAAGAAACGGCCGCCCTCGTGAAGTCGTCCAACTGATACACTGGAATGCGGTTTCCGTCCTTGTCGTACAGCTTGCCCGGATCGTAGTACGCCAGCTTAGCCAGCTCCTGCAGAGTCCGCTCCGCCGTAATCTCCAGCTTCGTGCACTGCCTCTCCCGCCAAATCGCAATCGCCGCCGCAACCTTAGCATTCTTTAGCATTCGGGCGGCTGCCACGTGAGCGCTCTTCTCCGGGAAGCCGGCGGCAATCGCAGCTCGCGTGCCGTTGCCGTCCTTGATGTACTCCCCGTAAAAGATCGCCTGCTTCGGTGTCATCGCTCTACCACTCCAATGCTCGCTGCGCCTCGCGTATCGCCTTCAAATCCTCGTCTGTTTCCAGCCGCCTCCGCTCACGCTTCTGTGTCCGCGTCGCCTTCAGGCCTCCGCTCCATCTCGGAATCGATTCGAGCAGTGCTCGCCGCACCGCCGCTTCAACCCACCCCGGCTCCGTCTCCCATTCGGCCGCTACTTCCGCAATCGACTTGCCACCAGCAAACTGCATCGCCGCCACTTCGCCCGCTA